CATCATCCGGAAGCAATGGTACAGGTTATACAAATACATGGACTACTGGCACTACCACTACCCCGTACAATGCAGTACTAGTAGCCAATCAAAATCCTGCTAGTTTAGAAGTTAAAGGTAAAATGATCATTAACGGACAAGACTTAGAAGAACGGTTAAAGACAATTGAAACAGTCTTGCAAATTCCAGAAAGAGATGTTATACTTGAAAAAAAACATCCAAAGCTAAAGAAACTGTATGACGAATACATTCAAGCATTAGGTAAGTATAGAACATTTGAAGCAATCAAAGGAGAAGAAAATGGAACTACATGAATCAGTAGCGCACACACGTAAAGAAATAACTATTAAAGAAAGCGAAGGCTTTCGTGTGCGTATGGTAAAACACGAAGTAATAAGTCCTAAAGGATTGTTTAGTCTTGACATCATTCAAGAAAGTTTGAAAGACGGCAAAGTCGCTGATAGTCAAACTTACAATTTTTTTATGAATAAAGAAGAACTACAAACACTAGCACACGGTTTAACTTTATGAAATCAGATACCTTGCAAGACCTGTATAATCAATATTTAGAATTTACTAGTACAATGGTTCAAGAGTATGGTGGCATGGAAGTTGCCGCTATTATGATGGCACAAGCATTAAGTATTTACAAAACAGGTCTAGACGAGATCGATTATAATAAAATAGTCGATAATATGTCTGCTAGTCGTAGTCAAGTTCAAAAATTTACACCAACGATATTACAATGAAAAAGATTTATTATACATGGCAACAAGTAGAAGGCGCTTGTTTAGAAATTGCTAGACAAATGAACGCACACTATTGGCGTCCAGACTATATTGTAGGCATTACTAGAGGCGGACTTGTGCCTGCTAACTTGCTTAGTCAATATACTGGCATTAAAATGAACAGTTTAGATATTAGTTTGCGTGACGGCGGTGATTGTGTTAGCAATTGTGGCATGGCTGAAGATGCACATGCTGGTAAAAATATTCTTATTGTTGACGACATTAACGATCAAGGATCAACTGTTAACTGGATTAAAAAAGATTGGCAATCATCTGCATTACCTAACGATCCTAAATGGGAAAGCATTTGGGGAGATAACGTTCGATTTGCAGTACTTACACATAATCAATCAAGTCAGTTTAAAGATCCAGACTACTATGTCTGGACTGTAAACAAAGCAGAAGAAGATTGTTGGTTAGTTTATCCTTGGGAGGAATTTTGGTTATGATTAGTTCATTAGTAAAACTTATTTTAGGCATTACACTAATTGTAATTGCCGTTATATTCGGGCCAATACTTGGTATATGGAGTTTAAATACTTTATTTCCAACGCTAGCTATACCCTACGACATCTATACATGGTTAGCTTTCTTTTTGTTATTCGGTAGCGTAACCGGATTAAGATTTGGAAATAACAAATGAGCGACGGACTAACAGTTAAAGCTCTAGAAGAAAAAATTGCCGCAGTTAAAGAAGATTTAGTTAATAAATCTGGGCGGCAGTTTGAAGTGTTAAGCCAATACTTAGAGTATTTAGAAGACGAGTTACGTATGTTAAAAAATAATAAAGTGTAAGAGTAATAAATGGGAAGAACATTATTTTTAGGAGACAGTCATTCTTCAGGATTTGATGTTGATCGTTATCCTGATCAATCTTTCTTAGCAAAATTTTGGTCTAAAAATAACTATGCAGAAATATATAGCAACATTCATAATAAGCCGGTAGTTATATACGCAATTCCTGGTGCGGGTAATAAAAAATACCCAGTGTGGCTTCGTGCAATGTTCGATCGATATTCCGATATTGACGAGGTGTTTATACAAAGCACTTACTGGAGTCGATGCATGTTAGCAGTTAGTAAAAATTTAGACAACGGAGACGGAATAGCAGCCAACCATTTTAGCAATGGGCCGAACCCTCAACCTTTTGCTCCAACCGATACTCCACTTATCGAACGATGGGCAGACATCCCGTTAGTTGGCAACTACATAGAAATGCCAATAACATTAAGTCCCAATCTTTGTCCAGAATACGAAGGGTTTAATCACTCCGAAATATACAGTACAATGCCCAGTACAATGGTCAAATCGTACACATATACTAAACTATGGCATGAAAATGTAACACATTTACAATATCGAGACTACTGTGGCGACTTATATATCATCGACAATATGTGCAAAGAGTACGGAGTTAAATGGCATTCGTGGCGCATTAACGATCGAGTAGATATGCCTAACAATATTGATTTTTATGGCAAGATACAGAATTGTATTAGAAGTACTACAAGTGCTCAACAATATATAAAAGATATTCATAAAATCGATATTGAAAAATCTACCCTAGACGGCGAACACTATTCTTATGCCGTACATGAAATTATTGCAAAAGAATACATTCCGTATATAAAAGAACTTGGCAATCCATCGGAGCAATAAATGGGGAGAACATTATTTTTAGGAGACAGTCATTCTTCGGGGTTTTATATTGATCAGATAGATGCCACGTGGAAAAAAGCAACAAAATTTTGGTCTAAAAATAACTATGCAGAAATATATAGTAAGATTTATAATAAGCCAGTAGTTATATATGCAATGCCCGGTGCAAGTAATAAAAAATACCCAATATGGCTTCGTGCAATGTTTGATCGTTATTCTGATATCGACGAAGTATTCATACAAAGTGTGTATTGGAGTCGATGCATGTTAGCAGTTAGTAAAAATTTAGACGCTGGGGACGGAATAACAGCTAGTCATTTTAGCAACGGACCAAATCCGCCGCCAGCACCAACCGATACTCCACTTATTGAACGATGGGAAGATACTCAATTGGCAGGCGACTATATAGAAATGCCAATAACATTAAGACCTAATCTTTCTCCGTCTTATAAAGGATTTGATCATTCTGAGATATACAGTACCATGCCTAGCATAATGACTGAATTGTATGCATATACTAGGTTTTGGCATGAAAATGTAACACATTTACAATATCGAGACTATTGCGGGGACTTATATATTATTGATAATATTTGCAAAGAGTACGGGATTAAATGGCATTTATGGGGAATCACTAATCGAGTAGACATGCCTAACAATATTGATTTTTATGGCAAAATACAGAATTGTATTAGAAGTACTACAAGTGCTCAAAAATATATAAAAGATGTTCATAAAATCGATATCGATAAATTGAAGATAGACGGCGATCATTATTCTTATGCTGTACACGAAATTATTGCAAAAGAATACATTCCGTATATAAAAACACTTGACAAAACCTAAATAAGAATGTATAATAATACAATATGGCAATCCACTGCCTTAACATCGGAGTAATAAATGGGCAATCCAACACCAAGAGACTTTTTAAATAATGTTATTGCTGGCGCTGAACAGCAAGGCGACGATAACAAAGACTACCAAGAAGAAACATACCTAGGTAACTATCTTCGCGCAAAGATGAGACGTGATAACAAACGGTTCTGGGCAGGCGATAACATCAGCGAATATATTAACGATCATAACATAGAGCAACTGATTGATGAAGCAACAGAGGCATTTGAAACTGTGCTCGATCGTTTGCTTATTGATAGAGAGAACGATCCCAACAGCAAAGGTACTGCAAGACGTCTTGCTAAGATGTACTTCAACGAAATAATGGCAGGAAGATATGAAACACCCCCAGACGCAACAGCATTTCCAAACGACTCGCAGGACCGTTACGAAGGTATGCTTGTTGTTCGCAGTGAGCTTCGCAGTATGTGTAGCCATCATCACCAACCCGTTACTGGCGTTGCTTATATTGGTATTATTGCGGCTCAGAAACTCATCGGACTTAGCAAGTATACAAGGATCGCTCAGTGGTGTGCCCGTCGAGGTACTCTCCAGGAGGAACTTTGCAATGACATTGCTAGGGAAATCAGCAAAGCAACCGAATCAGAAAATGTAGCAGTTTACATCCAAGCAACTCATGGATGTTGCGAAAACCGTGGCATTATGGCACACAGTAGTCTAACACAGACTACGGTTCTAAAAGGCACGTTTAAAGACGATCCCCATACAAAGAAAGAATTTTTCGATAATATTAAACTACAACAGGAGTTTGCCCCAAGATGACAACAGCAAAAGACTTAACTGATCAATTAATTAACCGTGCTAAAAATTTACAAGAATTTATTGTAGAACGTGAATTCGATCACATACCTGCCGGTGTAGTAAAATTTAATATCCAACATTCGGTTGGACATCCTGCTAGGATTTTTGTGCCAGCACTCACACAAGCTGAAGCAGAACACATGGTAGACGAGTGGTTTGGAGAAGACGCATGAAATTCCAAGTACCTGCTGAAGGTATTTTAAAACATAACGATTGGGGTGACTCAAAAGTATATCGGGTATTGTGCGAATGTGGTGACGGCAACCACGAGCATAATGTATGGATCGAAGCTGATGACCATGATGTATCTGTAACTGTATACACCACTACTAAAACTAATTTTTGGTCTAAGACCCGATGGTATCATATGTGGACTTTGCTAACCAAGGGATATATAGATACCGAATCAACAGTATGTTTAAAAAAACAAAGTGCTCTTAATTATGCAGAAACATTAAAATCTGCAATAGCAGATGTACAAGAATTTAGGAAAAAGAATGAGCAAAATTAAAATAGCGGAACTGTTTTACAGTATCCAAGGTGAAGGACGTTACATGGGTGTACCGTCTGTATTTCTACGTACATTCGGATGTAACTTTAAATGTGCAGGCTTTGGTATGCCGCGTGGCGAAGAAAGTCACGAAGCAACTGACATTGCGGCCACACACAAAATGATTACGCCGTTTACAAAGTATGAAGACTTGCCTTTGGTTAGTACAGGTTGCGACAGCTATGCTAGTTGGCATCCCGACTTTAAAGAGTTGTCGCCGATGCTTACTAGTGAAGCTATTGTAGAACGTATTATGGAAATTATTCCATTCCAAATGTGGCAAGACGAACATTTGGTCATTACTGGGGGCGAACCTTTACTAGGGTGGCAACGTGCTTATCCCGACTTGCTAAACAATCCTAAAATGAAAACGCTAAAGGAGATCACGTTTGAAACAAACGGTACTCAAAAACTTACTCCAGAGTTTAAAGGATATTTGGCTAAGTGGAATAGTGAAGTAGGTAAAGAACTTACATTTAGCGTAAGTGCTAAATTGCCAGCAAGCGGTGAGAAGTGGGAAGAAGCTATTTGTCCAGAAGTTGTTTGTGAATACGAACAAGTAGGTACAGCATATCTTAAATTTGTTGTAGCAACTGAACAAGACATTACAGATGCAGAACGTGCTGTAGAAGAATTTAGATCTGCAGGGTTTAAAGGACACGTTTATCTAATGCCAGTAGGCGGTGTTGAAAGTGTTTATACGCTTAACGCAAAGAATGTGGCACTAGCGGCTATGAAGCGTGGATGGCGGTATAGTGATAGATTGCAAGTGCCACTATTTAAAAACGAGTGGGGTACATAATGAAACAATTTATTAGAAATCTGTTTGGTATTACTAAACTAGAGATAGAAAAACAAGCACTACAAGAAGCTAGAGATAAAGCAGTTGCCGAAACCGTATTGGCACAACAAAGAGAAGAACAAGCTAAACTAACTCCTAAAGAACGTGCGACTGCAAAGGGCGAATCTTGGGTTAGTGTAATGGACACTAAAGTTAATGTTGATAATCCACGCAATGGATTTTTTGAACTAGATTGGAATGACTTGTTTATTTCTGATTTGAAAAAAGCAGGATACGGGTTCGATGGTGACCCCGACGAAGAGATTGTCGATCGTTGGTTTAGAGATATTGTGCGTAACATGTTATCCGACGAAGGCATGGATACTAGCCGCAATGCCGGTTTTATTAATGTTAGTAAGATAACTGGAAATAAATCGGAAGTAAGTTAATGAATATTGTTGACAACAACGAATACATCGATCTATATAATTTTAGTTCGTTAATTACAGAAGACGATAACAAAGAGATCATGGCTATTAGTAAATCTATTATTGATAGCGGTAACTACTTTACTAACAGTCCAAAATATCAAACTAAAGAAAATTTGTTTTTTAGATCCGAGCTTGTGTTCCTTAAAATGAGACAAAGTTTTATCTATAGTTGTTTTATGTTTTTAGGAAAAGAAGTAAAAATTAAAAACATCTCAAGTTGGGTGTTTATGACTAACGCAAAGGAAGCCGAAGATCGTAACAATATGTGGCATAATCACCACATTAGCGATAATGACGGAACTACTGATACCTTAAGCGGTCTTTGGTATGTGTATATCCCTAAAGATGTTAGTAGCCCAATTTTGTCTGGAACTGAATTTACACTAGGCGTACCCAATCAAGATGAATCGTTTTTTATGAAACCAAAGAACTTGACATGGGCAATATATCCTAGTAAACTATATCATAGGCCCGGTGTTTCAGACTCAAATGAGTACCGGTTTGTATTTGCGGCAGATATGGAATATTATAAATGACATACATTTTGGTTGATACAGCCAACACATTCTTTCGTGCTAGACACGTAGTTCAAGGCTCTGCCGATATTAAACTTGGCATGGCTTTTCATATTACTTTTAACAGTATTAAAAAAGCATGGAACGACTTTGGCGGTACCCATGTAATATTCTGCCTCGAAGGTCGTAGCTGGCGTAAAGATTTTTACAAGCCGTATAAAGCTAATAGGCAAGAAACTCGTGCGGCTATGACGCAAAAAGAACAAGATGAAGATAAATTGTTCTGGGAAGCGTTTGACGAATTTAAAAATTTTGTAACAGAAAAGACTAACTGTACTGTAATGCAACATCCTCGCTTAGAAGCTGACGATTTGATTGCAGGATGGGTACAAGCCCATCCAAATGACAAACACATTATTATTTCGACAGATGGCGATTTTGCACAATTAATTAAGCATAATGTAAGTCAGTACAACGGAGTAGGTGATTTACACATTACACACGAAGGCACATTTGATGCTAAAGGTAAACCGGTTAAAGACAAAAAGACGGGCGAGCCTAAGGCCGCACAAGATCCAGAATGGATGTTGTTCGAAAAATGTATGCGTGGTGATACCAGTGATAATGTCTTCTCGGCGTATCCAGGTGTGCGTACTAAAGGTTCTAAAAACAAAGTTGGGCTTACTGAAGCGTTCCAAGATCGTAACTCTAAAGGTTTTGCGTGGAACAATCTCATGCTTCAGAGGTGGACTGACCATAATGGTATTGAGCATCGTGTATTAGAAGACTATTTGCGTAATGTACACTTGTGCGACTTAACAGCGCAACCCGAAGACATTAAACAATGTATTCGTGAAACGATTAAAGCAAACGCAGTACCAAAGACTGTAGATCAGGTAGGTATTCGTATGCTAAAATTCTGCAACACTTGGGACATGAAGAAAATTGCAGACAACATACAATCGTATGCTGAACCGTTCCAAGCTAGATATCAAGGAG